GTGTAATTTAAAATGTGCAATATGTAATCCTAAGTTTTCATCTAGATGGCTGTCTGATGCAAAACATTTTGCAGAATTTGATAGCAATGGATTTTACGACATACCAAATAGCAGTGTGAAAGATGTTTCTAAACATATTGATTGGCACAGCGTGAGATATCTCCATTTTAACGGTGGCGAACCTTTGCTTAACAATCAACATTTAAGATATCTTATGCGAGTAATAAATCAAGATCAAACTGAAGTATACTACAACACTAACGGCACAACCAAAGTTTCTGACGCTGTGTTTAACATTTGGACTAATTTTAATCGAGTAAAATTAATATTTTCAATTGACGATGTAGGACAAAGATTTGAATATCAAAGATATCCAGCAAAATGGAAAGAAATTGAAAATAATTTGTTATGGTTTAAAACACATGCTCCAGACAATGTTATGTTTGGTATCAACAGAACAATAAGTCATTTCAACAAGCCATACCTTAAAGACTTAGATGAATGGTTTGAAGCAAATTTTGGACATTCTAAAAACGGAATAAAAAATGAATTTACAAATCAACTTGCTTGGGGGCCTGCTTCTCTTCAAAATACCAGAGAGCAATTTGTAAAATTTGTGCAAAAACTGAATGCTGTTAGAAAAATTTCCTATTACGAGCCAATAGAATAGCGACTTTTTTCGTGGTTGACGTATTTGGCAAAATACCATATAATAGTGGTATTAACATTATAAGAGGTAACAGAAGATGACAAACGCACAATTAGTATTAAGCAAAATTAAAGAAACATTATGCCATGAAGGCACAACATACAAAGGTAACTCCGGAACTTACATGTTCGTTGAAGGCAAAACAACTTCCGAAGGAACAATTAACGGTGTTGTTAAAAAATTAGATGATCAAGGTGTTGCAAAAACAGCTGGTTCATTTAAAATTGTAGAAGATGGCACTGTGATGAGATTCACTGGCATTGCTACAAAAACTTCACAAGGAATAACAAAAGAGATTCTATCACAGAATCCAGTGGTTGAGGAACAGCCTGTAGTTGACGAACAACCAGAAGCCATTGCAATCTAGGTTAAAAGAACTTAGAATATCAAACGTAAACAAAATAATTCTTACTGCTGAGTCTAAGTGGGCTCAGCGGTTTTGGAGATCAGTTCTTGCCGCATTGCAATATAATAATAAAAGATGAAGTAAACGTAAAATTAGAAGGACTTGATCTAGTCACACGAAGAAAACTTACCAACAAATTCAAATACGAGATTCCAGGGGCTCGCTTTATGCCAGCAGTAAAACTAGGCAGATGGGATGGCACAGTTTCATTCTTTACACAAGGAGGACTGACATTTGTAAATTTACTTGAAGACATAGTTCCTATACTAGAAGACAACAACTACACGTTCGACTTAGATGACAGAAGACAAACATGGGACTTAAAGTTTGAACCAGTTAAAGAAGACTCCTTTGCTGATGTCACATGGCCAGAAGGACACACACATGAAGGGCAACCTATAATGTTGCGTGACCATCAAGTTGAAGTAATTAACAATTTTATTACCAACCCGCAGTGCTTACAAGAAGTAGCCACAGCGGCAGGTAAAACTATCATAACAGCGGCACTGTCTAAAATGATTGAACCATATGGTCGATCAATAATCATTGTTCCTAACAAGTCTTTAGTGACACAAACAGAAGAGGACTACATCAACATGGGTCTTGATGTTGGTGTGTATTTTGGAGATAGAAAAGAGCCTGGCAGAACACACACAATTTGCACATGGCAGTCGCTTAACATACTTGAAAAAAAGAGACAGAATGCAGAAGATGATCTAATAGAAGAATTCAAACGTGATGTAGTATGTGTGATTGTGGATGAAGTTCATCAAGCAAAAGCAGATGTATTGAGAAGACTGCTGACTAATGTGTATGGTTATGTGCCAATCCGTTGGGGACTAACTGGCACAGTTCCAAAAGCAGATTATGAATTTAAATCTTTGCATGTATCACTAGGTGATGTAATTAACAAAGTCAGTGCTATCGAACTCCAAGAAAAAGGCTTATTGGCAAAATGTAATATTGAAATATTACAGATGTGGGACTATGTAGACTACAAAAATTATCGTGAAGAACAAACATATCTTGTTACTAAACAAGAACGCATCAACTATATTGGTAGAATGGTTGAACAGATGAGACAATCTGGTAACACATTGGTATTGGTGGATAGAGTAAAGTCAGGAGAACTGCTGACCGAAGCAATACCTAATTCTGTGTTTGTGCGTGGTGCAACCAAGGCAGATGAAAGAAAAGAACACTATGATGATGTCAAAACAGCCGATGACAAAGTAATTGTAGCCACATATGGTGTGGCCGCTGTGGGCATCAACTTGCCACGCATATTCAATCTCATGTTGATTGAACCAGGCAAATCTTTTGTGCGAGTGATACAGTCAATTGGTAGAGGCATTAGAAAAGCACAAGACAAAGACTTTGTGCAAGTGTGGGATGTGTGTTCTACAGCCAAGTTTTCCAAACGACATCTCACAGAACGCAAGAAGTTCTATCGAGAAGCACAATATCCTTTCTCAGTCACAAAGGTTGACTATCAGAAGTAGATCCACATATAATAAAACATATGCAATTGTTAACACTTGAGAACGAAGCCTATCTGCTCGATAGGGTGCCAGATCACGTTGAAGAAGACATGCGTTTCGCTGTGTTGGATAATTCAGACACAAGCAATCCTGATTTCTTTTTTATTCCATTAATTTACTTAGAATCATTTTCAGCACCATCAGCTGTATTGCAGATTGGCAACAGCAAAATACAGATGCCTTTGGATTGGCACATACTGCTAGGTGATCCAGAGTGTGGAGACTTGGAGATTGTGCCGCTGACTTCTTTGAATGATAGATTGTTTCATGCTTTTTGTTTTAATCCTGTGTCAGACTCTATGCCTGCATACAATGAAGTAAGAATCACTAATATCTACAACGAAGTTGAATGGTTCTTTCCAAGGACAAAATCTAATCAGTTGATCAGTGTTCCTATACTGTCGAAAAATAATCCGCCATGTGCTTATTTTATCAAAGAAATAAATCGCAACACAGATACAATACTGCTAGACAATTTATTTCATGCGTAAACAAACATTACCAACTTTGCAGTTTCACAATGATGCTCCAATTAAAATCATTGCTGGCCCTTGCCAAATTGAATCAGAAGATCATGCAATGGAGATGGCAGAAAAAATTGTTAAGATTTGTTATGAACAAGGCATGCGTGTGGTTTATAAATCTTCGTTTGACAAAGCCAATCGTTCTTCAATCGGATCAGCAAGAGGTGTTGGCATAGACAAAGGTTTAAAAATATTACAAAAAGTAAAAAAGGAATTTGACGTGCCTGTAATCACAGACATACATCAACCTGAACAAGCCAGTGTGGTAGCAGAGGTTGTTGACATCATACAAATACCTGCATTCCTTTGTAGACAAACTGATTTGATTGTTGCAGCTGCCAAAACAAATTGTTGGGTGAATGTTAAAAAAGGACAGTTTTTATCCTATCAAGAAGTTGCCAACATTAAAGACAAATATCCAGATAACAAAAAATTTATGATCACAGAACGCGGCACTACATTTGGTTACAACAATTTAGTTGTGGACATGCGTGGTATACATCACATGCGAGATCACTATCCTGTCATCATGGATGGCACACACTCTGTGCAACAACCAGGAGGCATGGGCAAATCGTCAGGTGGTGACAGAACATTTGTTGAACCACTGTGTCGTTCAGCAGTTGCTCTTGGTATTGCTGGTGTATTTCTTGAGGTTCACAATGATCCTGACAATGCACCATCCGATGGGCCTAACATGCTTACTCCAGATGAATTTAGGAAGTTAATTACCAAATTAAAAATACTTGATTCTACAGTCAAACAAAAGTTATAATATAATATGCCAGGAAACTTTTTAGACATCAAATCAATGATGCGAGCAGTCGATTCACGAGATAAAACTTGGTATGATCGATTGTCAGATGCAGACAAAAAATTATATTCGCCATACATGTCAATGAAGTGGACAGCGGCAGTTGAACACAAAGAACAAGCCATACAAGAATTCTACATTGAAGAAGTCAACGAAAATGTAAACAAACATCTATGGACACTGTCAAAGAATCACAAATCACTGCTGTGGAGACTCACAGCAATGTGTGGGTCAACATTCCAAATGTTTCACAAATGGTTCTATCCAAAGAAGAAAAAAACTTCTGTAAAATCCAAAATGAAAGAACTGCAAGAGTATTATCCTGCAATGAAACAAGCAGATTTAAATGTGTTAGATGCACAACTAACTACACGTGAGTGGACAGAAATCAAAAGGCAATACGGTAATGACATATCTAGTAAATGACAAATGTATCATGTGCAAACACACCTCTTGTGTAGACGTGTGTCCTGTGGATTGTTTTTATGAAGGCGAGAATACACTTGTAATAAGTCCAGAAGAATGCATAGACTGTGG